ACGAGCCATTTAACAAGATGCAGATTAAAGACGGCTGGATAGTCATCATGCGAAAGGATGGCACAGTTAAATCACGTCTTGAGCCATACCGACCAAAGGTTAAAAAATAATGTATGAGTACCGTGTCAAGAAAGTTGTTAAGGTAGTTGATGGCGATACTATCGATGTTGATATTGATTTAGGTTTCTCTATCTCCTTCTTCTCCCGTGTGCGCCTAGCAGGTATAGATACACCTGAGAGTCGTACTACTAATGCAAAGGAAAAAACCCTCGGCTTGGAGGTTAAAGAGAAACTTAAAAAAGAATTAGCGGCGGCAAAAGACGTAGTAATCAAGACGGAGAAGCCTGACTCATCAGAGAAGTACGGACGTATACTAGGTTGGGTGTTTTTAGACGGATCAGATGTGTCGCTTAATCAGAGGTTAATTAATGAAGGTTATGCTTGGACATATGGTGGTGGCACGAAGATTAAAGATTTTGATGAATTAGTAGCAAAGAGACAGGTGAACCCATGACGACCATGTGTGAGCATGTCTATAAGCGTATGGGCGTAACTCTGTGCCCTAAGTGCGGTCTTGATACTCACGACACTAACTGGCAAAAACAAAATAACTTAATGAAGCAATGGCATATAGATAATCCTGATGCTGAGTATGAAGGATGGATGTCGATATGAATAATGAATCAGTTTACAATAATAATTTGAGTTTTAAAGAATCAACGACAGGTACAGATATTACCTTAGATTACGATTATTTTAAAATAGCCTCAATAATGACTACTATAAAAGCAAAAGGTTTACATCAAAGTAAACCAGTACTATCGTTACCGTTTTTAGATTGGTTTGAATCTTACGATTTTAGTGAATTCAATTTTATTGAATTTGGATCTGGTAATTCAACAAATTATTTTGCTGAAAAAGTAAAAAACGTTATTTCATTTGAAAATGACTTATATTATTTTAATAGTATTAAACCTAATTTATTAGACAATGTTGACTATAGATTTATTGAAAGTGATGAATTAATAACTAAAGACCTTAATATTGTTATTGATGAAAAAACTATTGTTTTTGTAGATTGTGCTGCTAATAGGTTTTTAACAACAAAAAACATATTTAAACTTGGACTTCCAAATATTTTTATATTAGACAATAGCGAAAGGTATAAAAATACTTGTAAATACATATACAGCAAAGGATATGCAGAAATACCTTTTTGGGGCATAAGACTTGAAGAACCAGAAGAAGCCTGCACTTCTGTTTTTATTAAAAATACTTTTAATATGATAGAAAAAAATTACGAATATTTTTCTGCAGGATCTATAATACGAAAAAATTTACCATGGGATACAGAAGAACCTTTGGTTTATAATGGATAAAAAGAAATGGATCCCACATCCAACAGATAAGTGGCAAGTTGACTGGCACTCCCTTAAGTATCATAAGCATGCCATGACCTTTGAAGAATCAAATGCATTTATGTCTACACCTAATGAAGATGGCTCACATAAGACTCGCCTTGATTTTCACAAACACTTACATGATCAAGGACAATTTGGCATTGGCGAGCCTCATGATCACTTTACTCCCAAGGATAAGAAATGAAGAAGAAGGCTTTTTCAAAGAGTGGTTACTCTAGATCTTCTTACGGAAAAAAGTCCGTCCAGGAAAGGTTTAAAGTTAAAGATGTAAGTGAAGAAGGCGGTGCTGATTATATTTCTGCATGGGTAAACAACAATTTAAATAAGACACAGATGGCGAGTGTTGAAGGAATTAAAGATTTAATGCAAGGACCAAAGTTAGGTTACAACGTAAGAAAGCCTAAGAGATCTGAGCCAAGGGAAGAAGATGAATAATCTATCTCCTAAACAATTTCATACTCTGTATCGTGGTTTAAGTTTTACTACCGATGTAAAAAAACCCCTCGGCATGCATTGGACAGAGGATCCAGAGAGAGCCGTCGGCTTTGCAAGAAATCCTATTCGGCGTGGACCTGGTGTTGTAATTGAAGGACAGGTGGCTAAAAAGAGTCGTGAAACTCGTCCTGATGTATTAAAGAAGAACCAAGTCTACGATGAGTATTGGGAGAATGAAGTTCCTGTTAAGAAGGGCAGCACCGTGCACGTAACTGCTGTTACTAAGTTAAGTGACAAGAGAGATCGCACACGCACATACACTCCACCAAGGAAGTGGAAAGCATAATGGCTGCTCAAGATAACTTATCTAAACAACAATGGAATCAGTCAGAATTAACTTTTCAAGTACATCGTGGTGTAACTCGTAAATTTAAAAAGGATGCACCTCTTGGAATGCATTGGTCAGCAGATCCTCAAGTAGCAAGAAGGTTTGCTGGATCTTTTGGCACCGTCATGCATGCCGAAGTTCCTATTAGTGCTGTAGAGATGAACACTCAGAAACTAAGTCGTGCTCAAGTTGATTTAAGAGATAAACAGATGAAGCGTCCAGAAAAAGAAGTTCCAGTTAAACCTGGTGCAAAAGTAAAGGTTACTGGTATCTCTGGACCTGAAGCAGATCCTGTTACAGGCAATTGGAATGGATTAAGAAGAAATGAATCTCCAACATTCTCCTCTTGGGTAGCAAGTAAGGACAGCAAACGTCCTGCAAGAAAACGTACATATAAAAATCCTAAAGAGATGCAAGCATAATGTTAAATCAAAGACAATTTAATATGCCTGTTCCTGAGAATGTTCAGATAAGAAAAGCAGGCGGTAAAGGTCATCTTGAGGGCGATAAGAGTGAGAGTGCTACTGGCATGGTTAGAACTGAGCGATTAATTCCTTTGATGGAACATAGACGTCTAGGTACTGATGCACAGCCTTCTAGTTCTAAAGTTATTGCTGGAATTAGAGGAGACATTAAGAGCGGCAAAGGTATTAATAATCCAATCATGGTTGCATATGACCACGCTAATAAATGGGGTGTGGTTGGTGAAGGCCATCATCGATTAGAGGCTGCAATGGCAGAAGGCGTCTCTCATGTACCTGTGACAGTTTATCGTCAGCCAGGACTAAGTGAAAGAAAAGAAAACTTTAAAGGTGGTCATCTAGCAATGACAACTAACTTTACTGATAAAGGAAGTTACGATGAGAAGATGGGCAAAGAGTATGTGCCTACTAATATTCACCCTGGACACTTTAAGCAGTTTCAATGAACAACTACGATCACCAGATAGTTACTAATGTTAGAGAGCATCTAACTGATGACCTACGTAGTGCAAAGTTTCGTGGACACGAGTGCAAGACCGCTGGCCACTGCTACGTCGCCAGTGAGGCGGTCTATCACGCACTAGGTGGTAAATCTGCTGGCTATACTCCGATGCAGATTAAACATGAGGGAACTAGTCACTGGTTCTTAAAGCATTCATCAGGAAAGATACTTGATGCAACTTCGGATCAATTTGCAACTGCAGTTCCTTATGAGAAAGCCAAGGGAAGAGGCTTCCTCACTAAGGAGCCGTCTAGACGTGCAAAGACATTAATGAGTCGTCTGGAATCGAATCCCTAAACTCCTCTACTGGAACTCTCCAACAATTTCCTGACTTCTCTTGAGACCACCACTCATCTCTCTGACACTCTGCTACTGGTAGCCAGCCATATATCTCTACTGAAGAAAAATACTCTAGATCGTGAATTCTTGTGCCAACAATTATGGCGTTCTTATTCACATCCTTGCTCCATACAGGTATTGCATCCTTTGTTCTGACGCAACGCACCTCTAAGTTATTTCCAACATCGGGGTGGTTAATTCGGTTCTTATGCTCCTCATTTGTATACCAAGGAACGTTCCAGGGCATTTTATAAAGTTTAGCCACCGCATACTCTGCGACATTTGCTCTAATATTTGCATTTAGTTCAAACTCAAGCCAACCCTGACGTTTGCCCTCTGCATAGTTTGGGCGGTCTATACTGCCCCATTTTAATAGCCAGCGCTCCATGCCCAATTGAGCACAGATTCTAATTTCATCTTTTGTTAGTTCTACTATTTTTGCCATGTGCCAAACCTATCACACTGCAACAATAGCCTTATACGAAAGGAGCCAGATGGCAGACAAAGGCACAGCAGCAGCAATTATTGAGGTTGCAGAAAAAGAAGTTGGCACTATTGAAGGTCCAAAAGATAACCAGACTAAGTACGGTAAGTTTACCAAGGCTGATTTCCTACCATGGTGTGGGTCTTTTGTTATGTGGTGTGCTAATCAGGCAGGTGTAAAGGTTCCTAATACAGTTTCAACTGTGGCAGGTGCAACAGCATTTAGAAAGATGGGCACCTGGGTAGATGCAAAAGATGCCTCTCCAAAACCAGGAGACATAGCCTATTTTGATTTTCCAGGAGATGGTGTAGATAGAATTTCTCACGTAGGTATTGTTGTATCTAACAATGGAGATGGAACAGTTACCTGTATTGAAGGCAATACTGCAGGAACTGCAAAAGGTGATCAGCGAAATGGTGGCGAAGTTTGTAAAAAGGTTCGTGGCTACATATCTAATAAAAAGAAGGTCATGGTATCTATTGTTGGATTTGGTCGCCCTAATTACGTTGGTAATGAAGTTGAAGCAAGCGTACCTGTTTCGGATACACCAACTTTCCCAGGAACTATTAAACCTGGAAGTAAAGGGAACAACGTCAAGGTTGTTCAACGTGCTCTTGGTCTAATGGCTGATGGGGATTACGGCCCAGCCACAAAGAAGGCTGTAATTGCATTCCAAGACAATCACGACAATTTGGACTCTAACGGAATTGTTGGTCCTAAGACCTGGGCAGAACTGGTCAAACTCCTATAAACTGGACATTTTACCCCCATGGCCCCCTAAGAACCATCTGGTATTCTTGGGGGGCTTTCTATTGAAGGGGTGCCCATGACAACCATCATCGGAGTACAGTACGAAGATCGCTGCATCTTACTTGCAGATAATCAAGTAACGGATGAGAGTGGTCGTATCTATCGACATCCACAAATGGCAAAAGTTACCGAACGTGGCGATTTTATAATTGCTGGTTCTGGAGAGGTCTCTCCTTGCGATATTGCTCAACACATTTGGAATCCACCAAAATTAACTGCCAAAGATTCTAAAGATGTCTATCACTTTATGATTGCAAAGGCTATGCCTTCCCTTAGAAAATGTTTAACTGAAAATGGATATGATTTTAATGAGGACCACGACAAATCTAAAGAAGGATTACGATTTCAATTCTTAATGGCTGTTGGTGGAGAGTTGTTTGATATTGATCAAGATTTGGCTGTTATGAGAAGTATGGATGGAACCTATGCAGTTGGTTCTGGGGCTTCATATGCTTTAGGTGCTCTGCATGCTGGTGCTAAACCAATGAAGGCTATGGAGATTGCTGCAAAACTCACAGCCTTTACTTCAGGTCCATACATTGAGAAGGAACAACTTAAGTAACTTTTGTGGGATACATCACACTTTATAAAAGTTACTCCTGATAAAAATTTAAACATATACTAAAATAACAGCGTCTATTATAGATACTGCTCTTTTACTATTTTTAACACTTTTAACAACATCTCGACTCCTTCAGTGTCTTATTAGATGTAAGAAGATAAGGTATTTAAAGACTCCATCGTGAGCCTATTTTAAGGAGACACAACTAAGTGATATCACTGAAAAAAATCGCACTTGTTAGTGCTGCAGCATTGACAAGCACCGTTCTTTTAGTTCCATCAGCAAATGCAAATATATTAACTCTGACCGTTAACGGTTCAGCAGCAACTGGAGGCACAGCAGCAACTGCTCCTGTAGCACTTCCTGTTCCAGCAGATAACAGCGTTGATTTAGCAGATGCATTAAAAATTGCTGTAACAGGTTTAGATACTGGTACAGTTGTTACTGCTGTTGCTACAAATGCAACATTAGTTCCAGCCGTAGCAACTTCTACTGCTCCAGTTACTGCATCCTCTGGAACTGCAAGTCTTTCTATTAGTACA